GGCAGGTCGGTCCACGAAATCGTTCCGGACATTGAGTTGTTCAAGGTCCGTTCGCCGTAGCGCGTATCGTCAGGCTCGAAAAGGGAGCACGGCGCGAAACCGCAAGGTGTGCAAGCATCGGTTTTGACTTCGCAACCGCAGCACATCCCGTCCGCATCCGGTTGGATCAGGAAGCTGGCCATCGAATCAATACGGGGCTGAGCAAAGGAACAGCCTGGTCTTGGTCTCGCCATCCTCACAGACCTGAATCGGGCGCAGCTTGACGTCCTTGTCCGTGAGCGCCTGCACGGCCGCCACGATGTCGTCAGTGGTGAGCTTGAGCTTCGAAGGGTTATCGTCCGGCTTCTCAGCGAGCACGATGGTTTTGCCAGGCACGGGCGGCTGATCCGGTTTACTCACCGGGGTCTGCGTGGCGCCATCGACCTGGGCCTTGTCACCATACGCGTGGCCATCGACGCGCTCCTGCAGTCTCCAGGACGGTTTGCGATCGCGCTGCACGCGGAGTAACGCGACAAAATCCTGCGTGGATAAATGCTGAGGCGCGCCAAAGTTGAGCGTGGTGGTACCGGTCTCCACGTTCTCGGTCACTTGCTGGATCAACGCGTTCATGGTCTCCCATTCCGTTGGGCCGCCGGTCAGATTCAGCACGTTGCCCAGGCCACACAGGCTGGAGACCTCGCGCTCGATGATGGTCCATTGACCTTCGTAATGCAGGACACTGGCGGCGGCGTAATACGCATCGGCCACGCCTATCGGGATCGGCTCGGCGTCAGTGGCGGACGTGAGCTGGGAAAAGACCTGGTTCGCGCCGGCGAAAAGCGTGGTGAGCTTGATCTTGTACGATCGCGGTTCGGCGATCTTCACTTCCTCAGCGTTGGTGGTCGGATTTTTCAGGCTATAAGAGAGGTCAGCGGTGACAGTCGCTTCGACCGTGGTACCGTCAAGCCATTGTGGTACCGCCCCGTCTGTGATCTCATTGATGAAATGGGCGACGGCTATCCCGACCCCATTCACCTTGGCATTCTCAACCGTGATTGAGCCGGAGCCAGTCGGGCCATGGGCCAGCGCGAGCGCCGGAAATTTCGCGACCCAAAACGAATCGTCAGCAGGCTCCCAAGCCGTGACGCTGAGCTTCTGCCGCTGATAAGTCGCGCTGGATCCGCCCAACTCGACTGGGGTCACCACTGATCCGAACGTATCCGGGTCCCCCGCTTCATCGATCGTTGGAACAGACCAGGACGTTTCGTCGATGCTATGGGTCTGTTCGTAAATGATCCTCACGCCGGCGACGACCAGGTCATGGCGCGGGGTGATCTGGACGCCGGCGGACGGCGCATCGGCAAATGGCTCCTCGACTACGGCGCATGCACTGCGCGAGGTGATATTGAGCTGAGGCGGGTAAACGGAATAATCCCAGTGCGTGACCGCATCCGGATGCCAGCGCAAAGCGCCGCGGATGATCTCGGCACAGGACTGGGCTGAGAGTTGTGAGAAGGGCGGTTTGACTTCAGGCAGATCCAGCACACCGAGAGCGATCGGCGCGGCATGCGCGACTGTATAATCGATCGCCTCGGTGATCTGGTCGATCGTGCTGATCCTGGTACCGGCAAGATTCTGGAAGAGGTTGATGCGGGATGTCCGGGCCGAGCTGAGCGCGGAATCCGGGTCATCCGGATCAGCCGGGAAATTCCAGAGCTGCTGATAGGTGAGGTTCTCCAGCCAATACCAGCCGCCGGACAGCTCGTAATCAAACACCTGTTCAGCCGCCGAGGCGCGCCGGGCGATTTTGGTCACCACACCGCTGAACCATAAATGGCCATCGCGATAGACGCGGCACAGTTCATCGGCGGCAAACGGTTCGACGACGACGATGCTCGATAGCTCGACGGTGAACGTGAGTGTATCGATCGCCTGGTTGCGCAAGGTGCGTACGATGGGGCGCCTGGAGGAAATGCCCCATTGAGCGAATGTCTTGGTGAAGCCGTCGCAGCGTAGAGTCCAGAAGTTGAGATTCATGGCGATCGTCAATTGCCGCCGCGATTGCCGAGCTGGCCTTTGATGATGGCGATCTCCCTGCGGAGTTCGGTGGCGAGCTGTTGGTTCTCTCGGTTGTTGGCGTCGCGGATCACAGTCAGGCCGCTTACGACTGCATCAATGATTTCCTGGCTTGCGAGCTTGCCGCTGGGATCGCCGGCAATCTCCTTGGCGATCGCGGGCAGGACCGAGAGGCCGACCGCGGTTTCGGTCTGGGCTTGCGTAGTGAGCTCAGCGGCTGTCTTTTGATCGGCTGCGCTGGCCTCTGTCCGTGCCGGGCCGGCTGTCACCTGGCGGGTTTTCTCTTGGATCGGCGCCAATTGATCGGCCAATTTCTTTGCCTCGGCATTCTGCTGCTTCAGGACACGCAGTTTGTCCTCCTCAACATCGCGCGCCGCGATCGCCTTATTTAACTGCTCCTCGCTTGTTTTGTTGAGCGTCTGTGCTTGCTGGATTTCTTCGAGCCTCGCCTTGGCGGTCTTCTCGAATTGCGCGATGCGCTGCTGCTGAAACTCAATAGCCTCGTCGCGTTTCTGGATCACGTCGCCAAGCTGCAATCGGGCTTGGGGGGCGAGTTGTGCCTCGGGTGATTCGAGCAGGCGCTTTGCCTGTTCGTTTCTTTCCTTCAGGCTGGCGACCTGCGCCTCCGCATTTTTTTTGGCGCTCGCCAGCAGGGTTCGCACGCTTTGCTCGTCCCCGGCGGCTTTGGCGGCCGCTTCAGCGTCCGTTTTCCGTTTCTCCAATTGGACGATCAGTGTGTTGAGAGCGTCATACTTGTCCTTCTCAGCTTTGAGGGTATCGTCTCGCTCCTTCTGCTGGAGTGTGCGCTGCTGATCTGCGAACTGTTTTTGCGCGGCCAATCGTTTTTGAATGGCCTCAACGCCGCCGATCTTTCCCGCCTTCTCATCGGCATCAATCTGAGCGAGCGCAAGCGCCTGGTTTGCGTTGCTGAGTTCGAGTTGGCCTCGCGCCTGTCCCCGAATTGCATCCAGTAAAGCGTCCGTTTTGGTGATGACTTCTTGTGTGTCGTCGGCGACGTGTTGCAGCGAACTGGCGAATGCACGCGCCTGAAGATCGGCTTCAAACAGGGCGTCTCGCTGTTGCTTCCATGCCTCGGCCGAGCTGGTGAACTCCGGCAGTTTCAGCGCTATCGCCAGGGACTGGAGCACGTCGCGGAACTTGCCCACGACGAATATGGCCAGGGCGAAGGCGGCGGTTATTGGGTTCAGGAAGAGGTGGGCGAGGTGAGCCAACTCTGGAAATTCAAGCCCGATGCCCTTGAGCGCCTCCTTCAGCTTCGTTTTTGTATGGATCTGTTTCTCGTCCGCCGCTTCCAGGTCCCGCGCCGTGGCGGTGCCGACCTTGTTGATCTCTTTGGAGGCTTGCTCAACTTCCTGGAGCGCCTTCTTGGTCTGGTCAGCCCCTTCGGTGTTGGCATCGACTTCGACCTGGAATTTGAGCGGGTCAGGCATGGGTTTACCTCGGACCGTCAGTCATCCATTGCCACGCCCTGCGCACGGCCACCCCGGTTATTTCTAAAAACAGGACCGCGAATTGTGTCATGCACAAAAACAGGGCCACTGGGATGAACCAAAGTGGAAATGTGGCAGTGGCCAGCAAGCGCGTGCTGTTTTTCATTTAGTCCATCCAGTTATACCTGTCAGTTGCCCAGTAGTACAGCCGGTCTGATACAAACAAAGCACCGAACGTCAGCGCCACCAGGAAAAGCACCGCGGGCACGAACCAGATCGGTGCCGTAATAAGCACCAAGATCAAACGCCAGCGAACTGTCTTCACTTACAGCGTCTCCAGATCCATCCCGATCTCCAGGTTGGCGCATCCCCAACAAAAGGAACTTTCTCGAAGGCCATTTGATCTACGTTCCTGCGGCTCTCCAATTCGCGTTCGTAAACCGATTCAAGCACCGCGTCGCCCACGTCGCACTCGGCCAAAGTCCCGCGCATCTCTTTGAACTTACTCATTGTCGGTTGTAAACCTCCTGCACGTTGAATACTGCCTGATTGTAAGCCGCCTGCTTCTCGTTGGGAACACCGGGACCAAAAGCGTGGTAGCTCAAAGCCCGGTCGGTGAACAGCGACGGGTTTCCCGCACTCGACATCTCCGCATGAACGAGCACTTGCCCACCGCCAAACGCCCCGCCAGCCGCCGCCGCGCTAGTCAAAATGGACGCGCCGTTCTTGTAAATCGCTCTGGTATCAGAACGGCGTGTGGCAACGTAGAACCCTTTGCCGGTCGTGTCCGCGACTGAAACCTGATTGGCTATCGTGCCGATCTCCAGATACGTCGTGTTCGCGTAGGAAATTGGAAGCCCGACAATTGTCGGTCCGCTTGCATAGGCGATACCCATGCAGTAGCCCGACTGCGACGACGCCGTCCGGTTATAGACGGCCATGTGGAAGTTTGTGATGCTGGTCAGTCCACTGATGCCCATCCCTGGCGACAGCGAATTCGGCACCAGATATTTTGTTGTCGTGTTGCCGGTCAACCCGGTCGCTTCCGAGTAGTCAGTTGACACAAACGCGATCAACTGATCCCGCTCTGGCGAGCTGCTGAACCAGTCCACGATGATCGCGCAGACCATGGCGTTGGTATCGGTCCCAATGCAGAGGTTGGCTCGCCCGATATAACGGCGCACGTCCCAGCGCCGGATTTGCTGCATGAAGCGAGTGCCTGTCCGGTATGCTTTCCCTGTTAGCGTTCCGCTGTTCGTGCCCACGCGCACGCGCCAGGCTTCCGCCTCGTAGTTGTAGGTCGAGACTGGCGGTATCGCCGCCGGCGCAGCCTCGGTCAGCAGGAGCAGGATGAAGAACAGTATGAATCGGTTCATCGTTGAATGTTCAGATTAGGAGTTCCGACCAAAGTTGAGTTGGTGGTCAGATCGGTGTGCAGGTAAATGTAGGATACGGCATTGGCCTGCGTTTTGATTGTCGGTTGTCCGCCTGTTGAGCCATCCTCCCATCCCACGACGCTATTTGTGATCTTCACTGTGTAGCCGCCTGTTCCGTCCATCTGCAAACAGAGCGTGTAAGTCTTGTAAGCCGTCTTCGCTGGCAGGTTTGAGAACGTGCTCGCGCCGAACAAGCAGTTATTCGTCACCAAAAGATAGAACGACTCGCCGTTGGTCGCGCAATCAAAGCCGGTGATGTTTGTCCCGCTCCAGCCCAAACTCGTCACGTCCGTCGTGACCCCACTGCCTCCTCCGCCGCCGCTGCTCGGTAGCCATACCGGGAGCCCATTCGTTACCGTCAATACGTAGCCGGTGCTCCCAAGCGGCAGGCGATTGAAGTTCGTGCCGTCATAGTAATATACGTCGCCGGCTGTGGCGCTCAATGCGCCGAGGTCTTTGACCAGCGTTGGAAAGCGGTTCGTGTCAATTGTGCCGCTGGTGATCTTCGAGGCCGCAAGCGACGGGATGTCCGCCGCGACGAGCTGCCGCGGGCTGACCGCTCCGGTCGTCCCGTCCGGCGTCGCGAGCACTTGATTCGCGGCCTGGCCGCTTGCCGCCGTGACCGCCAGCGAGCCGCTGGATGTGACTGGGCTCCCGCTCACGCTCAACCATGACGGCACTGTTAAGCCGACGCTGGTGACTGTGCCAACGCTGCCTGCCGCGAGACTTTGCCAGGATGAACCGTTGTAGAGATCGATGCTGGACGTTGTCGTGTTGACGACGAGCAGACCGGTGGCTGGTGAGCTAATGGCATCGCGCTGGGTCGTGGTGACGCGGGGCATCAGGAATCCGCCTGTTGTAGATACCAGATCAATGAGTGAGGAAGCAGATGGTGTATCGGTGCCAATCCCGATGTGCCCGTCCTTATCAATCACAAACCGATTCGTCCCGTTCACGACCATCCTGACCACAGGGACTAGGTTGTTTGCGCTGAGCAAAATCGAGCTTGCATAGGAACCGTTCGTCACACCCAGCTCCAATGCAGTAGGCAACGCGGAGCCGCCTGTTTCAGCGACCAATATTGGATGACTCGCGGAAAACCCCAGTCTTAGGCGTACGAAGTTTGTCGTCTGGTCCGCAGTCGAGTAATACGCCAGACCGTCTCCGCCACTGCCAATCGTGATTGTGTGCGTCGGTGAGGTTGTCCTGAGCCCCAACCGGAAGTTCGTCGCGTCCCAAAAGAAGTTGTTCGTGCCGGTGATCGCTCCGCTCTTGTTGAACAGGACCTGGCCGCTTGATGTGCCGAAGATTGCCGCTGCCACAGCCGAGTCCACATAACCCTTCCGGGCGGCATCGCCGGAGAGGACCGGCGCCGCGAGGTTCGTCACGGCCTTCCCATTCGCGTCCAGATCGGTTTGCAGATAGGCGCGGTTGATCTGGGTGCGGCCTTGGGCCAGGGCCGAAAGATAGTTGGCCACGATAAAGCACAAAAGGCACAAAAGGCGGGTCTTCATAATTGGTAGGAGAAATCGAGGATGTAACCCTCGGCTGGGATCACGCCGGAGAATTGGATGTCGAACCCATCGGCCGTAACGCTGCCGTCCACCACGTGGGCTTCAATGTTGTCGCCGTCTTCCGGAATCCGGACGTGGGGCATGATGCGGGTCGGGATCGAGGGGAAGGCAAGGCCCGCGAAACTGTGGGTCTCGACCCCGTTTGGAATGGCTACGCTGGCGCTTTTCATATCGTCATCCTCACTGGGAAATACGCCCGTGACTTGCGGGGCTCTGAATTGGTAATCCACCTGCACGCTCACCCCGCGATAGCGCGGCACCTTCGGGCCGACAAACACTGCGCCGGCGAATGTCACGTCGCTGGTGGCTTCGCCATTGGCCCCGCACCTGCAGAGCAACGTGCCCTCGTCTTCGAGCGTGCCGTATTGGGTGAGCGCAAACTCTTCGGCTTCGCGCACGGTGTCGAAGGTGCAGGTGACCGAGAAGGCCAGGGTCACTGTGCGATTGCCCCGGCCATAGAGCGCGGCGGTGGCTGCCTGGATGAATTGGGCTTCCTGGATAATCTGCTGGCCGTTGTAAGTCAGCCCGTAGGCCGGGCTGGAATCGTCGGCGAGCCACGTATCGTTCCATTTGATCTTCACTACTAGCCGTAGGGGCCAAGGGTTTCACTGCTGTGATCCATCACATTGCTCACGGGGCGGCTACGCCGATGTAGGCCAGGTCCTGAATGATGCCGCCGCTGAGAACGCGGGTGGGTTTGAACTTCACCGCGCCAACGCGCCGTTGTTTGGCGCTCCAACGTTGCGTGAAGGCGCTCAGGTTCGCGCCATAGAGCGCGAAATAAACGCCGTCGTTTTGGATGATGAGATCCCGCGCGTCGGCGTTCAGGCTGCGGCCGCGCACTGCGCCGGCCCCTTGCAGGTTGAGCGCGGCGGCGATGTCTTCTTCGGTCGGGCCCTGCGGGATGCATTCCACCTCGGCATCGATGCCACTGAACATGTAATTGATGGGGCCCTCAGCGTCGTTGGGGACCGGTTCGAGGTTGGCCAGGCTCCATTTGACGGTGATTCCTTCGTCGGTAGTCCATTCGTCCCATGGCGGATCATCGCCCCAGCCCAGGAGATACGGTTGGGTGATGACCTTCTCGCGGTCGAGCGCGCCAAAGGCGGCCGTGTAAGGGGTGATGGCGATCGTACGCACCTCGGCCTGGCCGCCACTGCCCGCGGCCGTGACGGTCTGGGCGAATGCTGTGCCCGTCGGGAAGCCTGTGAACGCGCCGGTGAACGCCGTCGCGCGCGCGCCAGCGTTATTCCATGTGACCGTGTAACCACTCTTGTATGTGCCGGTCACAACCACGCCGCCATCGGCCGCGATCCCCGGCAGGGCGTTCAACAACGCCTGGAGCGCAGCGGCCGTTGCGTTGAACGTGATCGGGTCAGTGGTATCGGCGCCGTAAGTGATCTCGTAATACACACCGGCGCCGGTGAGGGCGTACTTACTGAAGAAGGAATCGGCATCGGTCCGGGCGGTGTTGTTCTTCCGCATCAAGGTGAACTCGACGGTATCCAGCAGAACGCTCTTGGCAGCGAAAGTGAGGTCAGGCGGTTTGCTGACGGCCGCCGCGTGGAACCTGGTAATGACCAGGTCAGTGAGGCTGAGCAGATCCAGCGGCACATCCTCGCCGAAGATCCGCTCGCCAACTTGCTTCGAAAGAAACGGGTTCAGGATGCTCAGGTGTTCCCATTCACCGACGAGTTTGAGCGGGAGCTTAGGCGGTTGATCATCGGCGCGTTGATCGATCGGGCCGTATGCGTCGCTCTCGATGGCGAATGGATCAAGGGCCAGCGGAAGCGCGATGGGTTCTTTGGAGAAGAAATAACCGTCATTGAACAGGACGACGGCTGGGCCGCCGGTGATTGTCGTTCGATCGATCGTTGGGAGTTGCATAGGCGTTTTGGTTACACGGATTTCACGGATGAACACGGATCAGTGATAATCTGTGGAATCCGTGTCTTCATTGGACCTCTTCTGGGTTGAGTCGGACGCGCACATCGAAGTTGGCCTGCGCGTCGCTGGGGCTGTTGTGTTCGTCGAAGCCGGAGAACACGATCGTGGTGGACGTCGTGGGGTTCTGGAAATGCAACGCGCGAATGACCAGCTCCAGCGCTTGTGTGGCGGTGAGCAGTTGCGCCCAGGATGCAGACGCGCTGCGATCGGCGGCGACCAGGACGTAATCGGTGTCGTTATCCATCTGGTTCACGACATTGGCGATGCTCACGTCATCGGCGGTCAGCGCCAGGCGTTCAGCTTCATCAGCGACGTCATCGATGTGGACCCGTTTGTCGCGATTGATCGCGATGTTCTCTTTGATGCGCACGCCGAAAGTGAGATCGAGATCGATCAGTCTGCTGTCCGGGGTCGGGTTGGTACCGGCGACTGACCCGATGATCCCGCAGAGGCCGAGCTCGGCCAGGGCGCGTCGCACTTTGCCGTCCAGTGTCTGGTCGTTCTCTTCAATGAACGCGACCAGGCGCAGTGAGGTCCTGCTGGCCAGGTAGTCCTTCACGAAAGTTTGGATGGCGATGATGTCGCTCACGATTTTCGATTTGCGATTTTCGATCTACGCGGTTGGCTCGGCAGCTCGCGCATGGCGGCTCTGACACATTTCCGGAATGCTTCGGCCGTCGTCTTGCCGCTGCGCGTGGTGAGGATTGTGTCGTGACCGTCGGAGCTAATGATTTCAACTTTCTCGCCCCGCTTCGAAGTTTCCAGGCTGTTGATCTCGGTCACATATTCCGCGACCCAATTCAGCATTTGGGTGTCGTTCATCGTTCCCTCCGTTCCGGTGGGATGAACTCCAGTTTCAGCGCAGCGAAAATTTCTTCTTCGGTTGCGCTGGCCAGGCAGCGGCGATTCTCGAACACGCCATATTGCGGGTTGAACCTGCGACCGAGCCTGGTCGCCAACTGGCAAAGCCAGATGTTGTGTTCTTTGCTCCCGGTCCGGGCGAGGAGGATCGCGCCGTAGTTCGTGTCATGTTTGCTGAACAGGTCTTTGTGCGGCCGTCGAGCAAGCCAGAGATCGAGCTGCACGCCGTTCGATAGGCGCGTGAGGATGATCTCCGGCCCGTCGCTGATCGGTGTGGTGTTGCGCAGGACGCGTTCGCGTAGCGCGTTCACCTGGTCGTAGTGCGGCAAGGCCACCAGGTCGATGTCGTTTACGAACGGCCGACGCCGGCGGATCGAGCCGGCGATCTCGATGCGTTCGCAAAATGGCTTAAGCTCTGCCAGGATTTTTGTGGCGAGCTTTTCGGCGGTGGCGAGTGGCAACGGTTCACGGGCGGCGGGGGTGTAAGTTTGAGTCACAGGCGAGACGCCTGTGCCACCCCCTGTGCCACCCACAAGGCTGCGGACGTGTTGGCGGCCGCGCTCGTAGGCGCGGGCCAGGCCGCGGGCTTGAAGGCCGTCGCTCATAGACTCCGTGTAAATCCGTGAAATTCGTGTCTCATGTTTGATCCCAGGTGCTGGTGATGGCGGCGCCGACGGCGTTGCGATAGTTCGCCGTGCGATCCTCGATGCCGCGTGCGATCGGGGCGCGTTTCGGGATTGTGCTGCCGGGATGCCGGACCTTGCCGACTGTGATAACTGCGTTGCCGATCATGAACCGGAGCGCTTTGCCGCGACGCGGGCGAATGTCATGCGGCGGGATGACCCCGCCGAATTCGTGAATAGCGGCGTACTCGATGTTTGTGCCGATCGAGGAGACAACGGCCGAGCCGACGATGCTGGCTTTGCTCGCCCGGATGGAGCGGCGCAACACGTTTGAGCGGACGCCGAGTTTGCCTTCTTCAGGCGGGAACGGGCCGGTACCTGTCATCCGGTTCTGGACGATGTGTCCGACCGTCAATTGGTTTTCGTCATCGAGTGTCGTGGCGATGGCTTGCAGCACGTGCGCAGGGAATTCTTCCAGGCTCTTGAGCGCTGAGCCGATGCGTGTCGGGATGACAATGCGGACGATCACGGTTGCTGGTTGCTGGTTGCTGGTTGCTGATTGGCGGCGGCCAGGCCGAGTAGGCGGGCTGCTTGGCTGTCCTTCTCGATGATCAACAGGATTTGCTCTCGCCTGGCGATCAATCGGCCCATCAGTGTGCCGAGCCAATTAAAGTCTTCACTGGAATGTTCGCGGCCGCGGCCGGAGTCCCATTCGTCGATAATGCGGCGGGTGATTCGCAAGTCGCGTGGCGCGACGTTGCACAGTTCGACAGGCCTATCTATTGCCTCTGTCGTCATGTGATCATGTAGCGTTTGTGGCTATCGAGGGCCTGCTTCACTTCCGGGATCAGATCCAGAGCGGACAGTGTTGAAGCGGCCTTGTCGTCCTGGGCAATGGATGTGCCCAGCTTGTCCATCGTCGCCCAGACGTGGCCGGCCTGCAGGAGCCAGGCGAGTTTCACGTCAGGCGGCAATGCGGTGGAGCCTTCCGGTTGGTCAGTGGGATAATCCTCGGCGTCAGGTTCAAGCGTCTCGAACCAGTTACCGCCAGTGTAAGTGATGCGCAAGCGGACTGACCAATGCCCCAATTGCCCGTCGAACTGGATCAAGCCGATGGTTTCATCCAGGTTTTGGATAATGCCATTCGTCGGTAAGGCCACCCAACCTTCAGCGAGTGACGTGCGTTGCTCGACGCTGCTGATTACTTCGAGAGGATAGCGCGGCAGGTAATAATGATTACGATCGGCGGTGAACTCGACCTTGGCATCCGCAACGCGCTCAAAATTGCGGTTGCAGTATTTGTCGAACTGCCCGGCGATACCGCGCCCTACGATGGTGATCGCAGCGTCAAAATCTGTTCGCGAGACAAATGACTCGCTGAGCAGATGCCGTTTCAGTTCGTCCAGGTTGCCAAGGCCGAGGTTCATTTAGACACGGATTTCACGGATTACCACGGATCTCTTCCACGTACCCTTTGAGGCCGATGGCGCGTTTGGTCGTCGTCACGAACTCCTGGCCTTTGACGTAACGCTGGCCCGCTTCGAACAGGCTGTGGGTTATCACGCGCACCTTGACCTCGCCGCTTTTGATGGCGCGGTTTTCCGGTTTGGGCGGCTTGTCAGTCACAGGCGGGACGCCTGTGCCACCCGGTTGAGTTGATTCAGTCATAGTTTTGCCTTTCTTACTTGTTATCGGAGGGACCAGCCGGCGGGTCGCCGGCTGGAACGCCCGAGTCGGGCGTGTTACCCGGAGCGGCGGGGTTTCACGTAGGCGCGAATCTGGAGATTCGTGATCGCGTTCGTGTTCGAATTCTCGATCACGTTCAACCGCAGATAACCCAGCGAGTTCACCGTCATGTTGGTGCAGAAGTACACCGTGTTGGTGCCGCTGGCTGCGACCGAGATGGTGCGGCGATTGGCCAGCCAGTTCGAGTTGTCCAGGCCCTCATCGAGCTTGAACACCACGGAGTCGGTCCCGGTGCCACCGGTGAGTTTGAACTTCACGTCGATGGCGACCTCATCGTACTTGGCCAGGCCAATGACCTTGGCCGCGGTCGAGTTGGTCGTGGCGGCAGCCACGTTGTTTGTCCCGCCTGCGTAGAGCGTGGCGAGGATGTCGTACTGTTGGGCGTGGACCTGCGGGATGATGAACAGGAGGAAACAGAGCGCACAGAGCCCTGCGATTGCTTTCAGAATAGTTTTCATTTTGGTTTTTTCTTTGTGCCGCCGCGTTACCGCGGCGGCTACTGGTTGATCAGGTTAGGCGGCTGGGGTGCTGAGGATGGCGAAGGCTGTGGCAACGCGGCCTTTGACGCCCGCGCGGCCGACGCCGCGGAAGGTGCGTGAATAGGTGTTCCAACGATAATGATCGCTGGCCTCGAAACTGAAGTCGGTCCGGACACCGACCACCAACCCTTGCGGATCACCGAACGCGGCGAGGTTTTTGCTGGCGCCGTCGGCGCTGGGCGCGACTTGCACCGGCGTGACTGGATATCCCAGGATGGTGCCGATCCCTTTGGGCGCCGGAGCTTCCAGCGCAGTCAGGAAGATCGAGCGGCCGTTGGCGTCCCGGACCAGGACGGCGCGGGCGAGCACATAGGGATGCATCCACCAGCGGGCGCCACGCTGCAGCACGACGCTGTCAACGGCTGTCAGGCAACGGACGAAGTCTTCCAGGTCCAGTTGCGACATGCCGAGGTTCCCTGCACCAGCCGGGGCGGCTGTGCCGAATGCGAACAAACCAGTCATGCCGCCATAGGCGGTATCGGCTGTGCCATCACCGATGAACGCGGCGGTGTCGAGCCGTTCGTTCCAGGCGCTGGTGAAGTCGTCCATGACGTCCGAGGTGACATCGAACTCCGCGTCGTCCAGGAGTTGGCGCGACACGTCGATCAACGAGGCAATCACTTCGACTGTGAGGTTGACGCTTGTGCCGGCTCTGGCGGCGTCTTCCGTTATGGCGCCGCCTTCAGTAAGTACGAAGGTAGCCGTGGAGCGCGCGGTCTTGACCGGGTAGCGAGTGACCTTGGTGCCGAGCCGGCGCACACCGAGCGTGCTCCAGGCGCCGAACTGCGCGAGTGTGTCGTAAATCTCGCGGGCGAGTTCGTCGGTCACGATCAACGTCGAGCCAGGGGAGGTGTCTTCGCCCAGGGCTGTCTTGCCTTGCACTTGCGGCAGGCTCTTGATGAGCGGCGCGCAGAGTCTTTGCATGTCGCCGTTGTTATCCACCGCCAGGCGGATCGCGACGTTGAACCGGGTGCGCAGTTCGTCATCGGCCATGATGCGTTCGATCGGACTACCGAAGGCCATCTTCTGCTCGCGTCTGAGCTGGATCTGGACTTTCTGGATCGATTGCTGGATGGCGGCGAAGTCATTGGCCGCGTTCTTGAGCTTGGTCAGGTCCTCGAAAGCGGTCTTGGTCTGCTTATCGAGGTTGGCATAGTTCTTCAGCAGGGTTTCCTGCTGTTGTTTCAGCGTTTTGTTTTCCGTCTGCAACTCGCTGACGCCATCGAGGACTTTCTTCTGGAACTCGGCTTCGCTGAGTTGCGAGTCAGGCGTTTTGGGCGCTGGAGGCGGAGTTGGCGGGGCGGCGACATCGCCGAGCATGGCCAGGCCGGCGATCGTGGTGAGGGTGAGCTCGGCGGCCCTTGCGCCGAAGCAATAATAGGCGATGGCTGACACTGCCAGGCCGATCAATATCAGCATGGCTGTCAGTTTGGGCAGGCGCGATGCCCGCCCTGCTTTGGAATGTTTGATCATAGGTGGTTTACTTTTTGGGTGAACTCCAGGAGGAACGCGGTGCGCGCCCGCTGTTGAGCCACGGCGACGTCAGCGGGTCTCTCAGTCGCAGTGGCGGTTTCGCGTTTGGCGTACTCCCTGGAAAATGTTTCGAGCTCGGCCTCGCCGATCGCGCCGGCTTTGTAAGCCTTGGCCAATGCGTTCGGGTTCGCGCCGATGATGCAGGCGCTGAGCTCGACTTGCTCTTGCTCGATGTAAATTGTGCGCACACCGGATTCTTCGTGCAGGTTCAGTTCCTGGAGTTGCTGCAGCCAGGCGCTCTTGTCGTTGTCCCATTTGCTCGCGTAACGCGTGGGCCAGAATCCGACGCTCACGGCTTTGAGATAGCCGGCTTCGGTCATGCGCCAGCCGAGTTGGGCGAGTTGGTTCTCCGGCACGTCCACGGCCCATTGCACGCGTTCGACGAGTTGCCTTCGTTCCACATGGAAATCAATGACCCGCCCAACCTGGTTGGCGATGGTGTCGTATTCGTGACTGTCAACGAATGGCGCGTTCTTGCGGAAATGAGTGAAGCGCCAGCCATCGGCGCGGATGACTTCCTTCCAGGAATCGAGGGTCTCGTCGGAGGCGACGTAATCGACGATGCCTTTGGCCGAGTCCACCACGCGGACCTTGGGATACAGCGTTCGAATCAATTTGGTTGGTGCGCTCATACGAATGGATTCTCGCTGATATGCAGCCCGACGGGCGGTTGAGCTGACGGGCTGGAGAGAACGTGCAGCCAGACCTTGGCGCCGTGGGCGATCGCGGCGCGGTCCGCGTCGTCCAGTTCCCAGCAGGAGATGCATTGGCGGCCGTCGTCGTTGAACACGTGCAAAGGAACGATCGGCTGTGAGTCGCAGCAGCCTTCAGCATCGGGCGGCATCAGGGTCAGGTTGGCTTCGGGGAATGAGACGGGTTTCATGATTGGTGGCCTGACCGGCTAGGTCTCCTCCGGAGGGGCGGCCACGGCGATCGAGACGCAGTGGCAGTTGATGACGTTGCCGGCGCTGCCATCCGGATCGCCGGGGAACCGCAGATGTTCGCCGCCGACTTCGAACGCCTCATCCACGCCGACGACCTGGCCGTTTGCGGCCGCGTGCGCCGGCCGGACGTTGTCGTTACCGCTCGTGAGCCATTTCTTGTACTGCACGCCGGCTTGTTTCATCGCCACTGCGCGGCCCTGACCGTAAGCGGCGCTGGTCTCTGTCATGGCGATCGTGCGCGCTCGAGCGCGTGAGATGTCGTTGAACTCGGCTCGGACGCGGTCGCTGAGCTTGTCGATGCTCTCACCGAGCTGGAGGCCGTCTTCCAAAGTCTGTTTGACCTGGTCGTGGATCTCGGTGGGCACGTCTTTGAGGCGGTTCTCGCGTTGGCGATTGAACTGGAGCACGGCCTCGGGCGTCATCTTGAACGGATCGTCCTTGGCCAGTTCATCGAACAATTGCTGGCCGGCACTGTGCAACGCTTGCGCGGCGACGGGTCGCATGGAGGTAATCAGGCCCTCGCTGAACCTGGACAGGTCGAAAATGAAATCCACCGCGGCAGCGCGGACCTGGCCGGTCGGGCCTACAACGGTAAGTGTAGGCGCCGCCTCGGTGCGCAAACCGTTGCCTGGGCTATGACTGGATGGATCAGTGCCCGCGACCGAGGCCGGCGCGCGCCTCCTTTGAAATTTCTCGAGTTTCGACAGTGTTTCGGCGCGGGCTTTCATCAGCTCGCGATTGAACCGGCGTTCGTAGGCTTTGAGTGTGACCCGGCGTTTGCTCATCAGATCGCGCCATTGGGCCAGCTCGCGGGCGGGGCGGGAGGATTGGAAGTCGTCGGGCTCGGTGGTGCGAGTCACAGGCGGGACGCCTGTGCTACCCGGCGGGTGGGTGGCACAGGCGTCTCGCCTGTGACTGTCTCCCACCCACCCGAGGCGCTTCGCGGTGATTGCACGGAGCATTTCGCTCACGGCCTGGCCGTTGCCGTTGCCGTTCCCGTTCCCAGGCGGTGTTGTGGGCTCGGCGAATTGAGCGTCGGTTTCTGGTGTGGCCTCGCCGACGGGCGCGACGCTGAATGGGAGGTAACCAACGTCCCAGCTCGAGTACGGCTTCATGCCGAGCCGGAGATAGTCGTTGATGTGTTCCATGGGTTGGCCCATGGCCCAGAGCTTTTGCGCGGCGTCGATCCGTTCGCGGCGGACTTGTTGCATGACAGAGTGTTCATCCCAATCGAACCAGGCGGTAAGGGGTTTGCCTGTTTGCTTTTCAACAACTTCCTTGACTGAACTGGCGATCGCCACGCTAACGGGGATACAGGTTTCTTCGATCAGGATGAAGCGGTCCGAGGCGCTGCCTATTGAATAACTGGCAACGACGTCGGCCATGCTCGGCGGTACGCCGAAGCCGATGAATATCTCGTGCCGGTTCTGGAGCCGGCTGGCAATGACGTTGGCGTCCATGGCCTGGATCTGTGGATCTTCCACGGTAATGTCACCGCTCAAAAACACGGGCCGGAATTCACCTTGCAAGCTGCGTTCCTTTTTCTCGCGCAGTTGGCTGATGATCATCTGGCGCTGGGTGTCATCCGGTATCCCGCCCTTCGCGACGATATACGGGCCGCGATCGCCGTTGGATCGCATCAGGTGCAGATTGAACTTGCCAGCCAGGTAATCGGCTTCAGCAGCGACTTCGGCCGCTTCCATCTCGCTCAGGCCGCGCCAGTCGTTGTATGGGTTCCACGTTTTGAGATGGATGACTTGCTGTGGGAGGAGCGTATGGCGTTGGCCCTGGCCATCGGTGAATACCCATCCGACCAGTTGACCGTGATCGATCACGTGCCGCATGCGATCGGGCCGGGCGACGATCAATGGCGGCCATGCAGTGCGGGCCTCCGGGAACGGGGCCAGGAAGCTGTCGTCCAGGAGCCAGAAATATTCACCGGCCAGTTTGAGCCAGCCGACTGTGGCCTCGATGAACGAAGCGAATGTGAGGCCGCTGGTTGGCTTGGACCAGTAGGCGGTTAGGTCCGGGTCGTTATACGCTTGTTCGCCGGCTGCGCCTTTTGCGCCCAAACTGAACATGAGGGGCACGGCGGAGATCGGGCCGGACACTTTCTTAATGGCGCGTTGGACCCAAACGGAATTGCTGTATGGGTTGCGGAGCCGATCGGCCGAGCCGCCATCAGCAAAAGGGACGCGGTTGAAGCCCATCTCGGCGAAGGCGCCTGTGCCGCGCCGGATGAATTGCCAGGCGGCGGCAATGCGGGTGCGCAGGGGTGTTTTCACGCGGGCCTCCCCGGATGGACACGGATTTCACGGATTGGCACGGAGCTGCTCCGTGTGAATCCGTGAAATCCGTGTCTCCTATATAAGTACAGGGAACGGACGAATCGGAGGGTTATGCGCCGAGGCGTTTGACGGAGTCGCGCAGGCGCGGGAGCCAGGTGGGCAGATGGAAATGCAGGATGGCGTCGGGCGCCCGAAGGCGGTACCACGTCGTCCATTTGAATCCGGCTTTCTTGGCCAGCCGATTCTGGCTCAACCCTTCGTTCTCCGCATGCACCAGGAGCCGATTCATCAAAACGATAAACTCTTCCAGCGGGGTTAACGGGCCAGGCTGATTGTGCAAATCGCGGGCCGCTTCCTTCAGGCGTTGAACCCACTTGGCGAGGTTCAGGTTCTTCGGCTGCCAGGTCTTCAGCCGGCGCCAGCTCGTGACGCTGCCAAGGATCGGCAGCTTGCGCAGAAGCTCGCCATCGGACAGTCCCTTGAGCTCCTGGAAGCGAGTCAAGGTCCCGATTAGGGCTGGAATTTCCGAAATCTGCGATCCGGAAACCGACGGGGCTGCCCGAAATTGGAGCGCTACCCCCTTGTTCAAGCTCTGTGGATAACTTTTCCGGCTCACCATAGCGGACGCCTCTTTCAGAAGCTCCTGGGAGGCTTTGGTGATTTTCGCCCTTTCCTCGGTCGTCAGGCTCCCGATCCAAGCCGCTAGGTCCGCGGAGATCCCGCCGGTCCGCGGCTGGATGATCTGCCGGACGGCATTGTGATATTTCTCGGGTTCCCTGGCCAAACGGCCGTGCACTCGGCTTCTGATGTCCTCGTTCATAAGCAGTGCGCGTGATGGTTAGAAAGTCCGGGGCGTCGGTCAAGGAAAAGGGCCGATCGGAAGGACCGACTCGGGCGCTGGATATGAGGAACCAGCGGAGGACCCCAAGCGAAAGAACCGACCGGCCCAAGGGTAGCGCGGGCGACACGCCCGCACCGGTCGGCGACCCGCCGACCGGAAAGCTCCTGGTAGAGGCAACGCAGATCGGCGAGTCGCCGATCTGAGCGACCGGTGCTGGCCGCACGGGCTCCCGTGTCGCGCTACCCTCTATATAATAGTACACGCTCAGATGACCTCCGCGTAGTAACCGGCCGGGCTGCCTTCAAGGGCGTACTCAGCGAGTTGGCCGGATGAAACTGTGTCTCCGTGCTTCCCGTCGGCTTGCGGTTCGCATTGATAGGTGCCACCTGTCTTGATCACCAGCCGATGGTCTTCCTTGAAATACGTCTCGGGCGGCAGGACGTAGCGGTTGTCGTTGACGGCCGTCGAGTAGAGGTCCCCGAGCCAGGTCTTATAGTTGGGTTGCCGTTGGTACCCGGCCGGGACCGGCTTCACCACGTTGCGCACGTCAACCAATTCCACCGGGATCATGTCCCGGAGTTCATCGGCGGTGTCGCGCGCGAAGTATTGTTCGCTGGTGGCCTCGATGCAGAGCCGCCTGGCCGGGCCGCCGGCCGGCCGCGCGCTCACGGTCTGAGCGATCCGCCGGAACCGCTCGCGGGCAACGCGCGGTTGATAAACTTTCCAGATGAACACGACTCGCTGAAATCGCTCGACGCCGCGGCGTTCTGCGACGGTGACACTCGTAGGGTTGCTCGTGTCGCCAGTCGTTGTGGCTGGATCGATGCCGATGCCGACCGCGCCGTCTGTGAGCTTCTCGCTCAGGAAGCGGAGGGCATGTTCGAAGTCGAGGTCGTTATCGATGATGACACAGGCGCATTGGCCGATGCCGCGCCGTTGCGCTGTGGTGAGCGAGAGGAGATCAATGGCCGCCGACCCGCCAAGCTCATGGATCAGCCGGTAGCTGCCATTCAGTCCGAGCTTGTTCGCCGGGTCGGCGCAGAATTGTTCGTAGGTCAGCGGTTTGCCTTCCTGCATGTCGTAGAGCTGATGGCCGGCGGCATACGCATCAGCCAGCGACACGCGATGGATCAGGAGGCCGTTTTGCCCGCGATAAAAATGGCCGTCGGCTTTTGGCGGGAACTCGGCGCCTGGCTCGGGCAATGTCATCTCGAAGAAGGGATGCCGATCGTCACTGGGCAGGTTCGAGGCATAGATCAGTTTGAACGTGGGATCGGTATCGACGATGGGCTTGACGGCGATCTGCAGCTCGCGCTCCAGCTCTGACCTGGTGAACCCGGCTTCGTCCCGGAGCACTGTGCCGGTCCAACCGCGGGCGGTGGCCGGGTTCGGCGAGATAACCAGCGTTCTCGAGTACGAGGTGCGCGTGAAGTAGAGGCGCATCTCCAGGCGTGAGCTGCGGTAAAGGTCTGTGAAGTCTTTGTCGCTGATGCCCTGGTATACTTTGCCGGACTCGGCATCGGCGCATTTGAATTGCAAGGAGCCTTCCGCGGCGGATTCAGTAAGGGTGGATTGGACGGCGGCGGCTTCGCGCGTGACGACCTGGGCTTGCTCGGTGGCGCTGAGGGTTTTGCTGACCAGCTCAGTGCCCATCAGCAGCGAGGCGCTGGCGGCGATCACCGTGCGCCCAGGCTCAGCGGACATCTGGTCGAAGGAGATGTCCCCGAGCGTGGTGGATTTGCGGCATTGGCGCGCCCAGAAAAAGGCCATGGCGCGCACGCGCCTGGCGGCGGCGATGGCCACCTTCTGGTATATTCTGCGCGCGCCGCGGGTCATGCGGGTAGGTTCAGGTTCTTCTCCACTTCTTCCACGTCGGCAAAGTAGGTCTGGCGCAGCAAGCGGATCTTCTCTTCGTTGCTGGCGGCGCTCTCCGCGATCGAGCGGGCTTGCTCGTCTCGATACCAGAGCAGGAATTTCTCGCACGTCTCGCGGGCGAACCTGGCGCGGTCCAGTGCGAGCTGTTGATGGGTGATGTCCTGGTCGCGTGATTTGAGCACGAGCATCATCAGCGCTTTCACATCCTTCGGGTTCGCATGCGGTGAGATGGATAAATCGAACGCTCGCTGTTTGAGCGCGTCGATGGTCGCCTGGTCGAACCG